ACCTTTGCCTACTTGCAGCACTTACGTAGTAGAGGGTGTCCTAAGTTTAGTAATCAAAGCAGAAAGTTTACAATCAGCACAATTAGCAGACGATGAGCAAAAGCCAAAACGCAGAAGGCGGAAATAGTTTCAACGGCAATTGGAACGACAAAACCTGTTTTGATTGGGAAATGAGAAACGGCATACATTTAGACAATGCCAACTTTCTGAATATGTACAAAGAGACAACCAAGTACATAGCAGAACTCATTCCCTTTGAGACATTCACGGACTTAGGCGGTGGAGTAGGTGCTTACTCAAAGGCTATGCGTGATTTTGGGAAAACAGTCTACTACTACGATGCAAACATTCATCACCATGAATATGCCCATCAGTATGACGTAGCAACCAGGTACTTTTACTCTGACTTTACTCGCATACAAATAGAGGGTGATTTAGTCGCTTGTATTGAAGTTATGGAACATATCGAGGATGAACGCTTAGAACCTTTCTTAAAACGTCTTAAATGCAATTATTTTCATTTCAGCAGTACACCACATACAAACCCTATGGATGCAGATTGGGGTCACATAAATATTAAGCAAGAACATGAATGGATAGAGCTATTTGAAAAATGTGGCTTTACCTTTGTACAGAAGTTAGACAGACCTACAAACTGGTCGCTCTTGTTTAGTAAATGAAAAAACACACTCAGATATACATGAATTACTTTGGATACGACATTAACGATTTTATCTCTTGTGAATTATGCGGAGGGAAAGCGGTCGATATTCATCATATAGAACCAAGAGGAATGGGTGGCAATCCAAATGGAGATAAGGACGTTATAGAAAACCTTCAGGCAGTATGTAGACCGTGTCATATATTCTATGAAGGAAAGAAACAATACAAGGAATATCTCAAACAAAAGCATCACAAGGCTTTAGAGAGAGTAAAACGATAATCTGTAATAAATCTGTAATCACATGGCAAATAACCCTAATGTAAAAGATAACTTAAAACCATTCAAAAAAGGCGAAGATGAACGCAGATGGATGGAAGGCAGACCTAAAAAGTTCACCACTCTTATGAAAGAGCAGGGCTATGCTTTGTCTGAAGTAAACGATTCAATACAGGCTATCATGGCAATGGATGAGAAGCAAATTAAAGACGTTCTTAAAAACGAAGAGGCTACCATGTTGGAAAAGACAGTAGCAAAGGCTATCATTAAGAGCTATGAGAAAGGCTCACTCTATTCAATGGATACTTTGCTGAGTCGTGTATTCGGTAAGCCTAAAGAATCGGTAGAGGCTACGGTGGAGCAGAAGGTAGTGAACGTCACTTTGAAATTAGACTAACCACAAGGTAAAATATATATGGAAGAAATCAAAAACGAACTATTAGCATCAATTTTGCTAACAGTAATTGACGAAAACAGACAAGCTCAAGAGAGCATTGAATCTGAAGAATGGAAACTTGGTTATCACGAAGCGTGTGACATGGTATTAGAAGAATTACAAAAATTGCAAAAGTAATGGAAGAAATCACATTTTTAGGAAACGCTTGGCAAGATGACTATGGCGTTAATGTAACGATTAACTTAGAGAAATTTGAACAGGCTATCAGAACTGGCAAATTAGAAAAAAACAAGTACGGTGATGTCAGAATCAGAGTACAACGATTGAAGACACCACACGAAAAGAGTAAGGCTACTCATTATGTAGCAGTACCAAAACCAAAACCTGAATCACCATTTTGAGAATCTTAGTTTTGTTTGACGGCATGAGTGGGGTGAGCTTTCATAGGCTATACACCCCCTATGCTCGTTTGCAGTTGGACTACGACTGTACGGTAGATATTAGCCAAGATAAAAAAGAATGGGCAGACTTACCGTATGAGAAGTACGATGTAGTTGTATTTAACAGATGGTTAGGTCACTTGCAGTACAACATATTACCAATCTTAGCAAAAAAGAAAATTCCATTTGTATGCGATAATGACGATTACTGGGTATTGCCTCGATATAACCCTGCATACAAGTTCTATAAGGCTTATCTAAAGAATGCCGTAAAGGATGCGATACACTATGCTGATGCGGTAACTTGCACAACTCCACAACTCGCTGAGAAGATTAAGGAGATTAATAAGAACGTCTATATTCTACCGAATGCAGTAGACACAATCCAAAGACAATGGAACGCTGAGATAGTTCACCCTAAGACAATTGGGTGGGTAGGTGGTATTAGTCACCTTGAAGATCTAAAACTATTAAGCGGTCAGATCAAACCAATATGCGAGAAATACGGATATAGATTCCTAATGTGCGGATATCATCCAACTTCTAAGCTATGGGTTGAAATGGAGAGAGCGATTACAGGCGAGTATCCTCACAACAGACCCAAGTGGTTTGAAGTACGAGAAGGCACGAGAGCGGACATCTACGGCACTTATTACGCAGAGATAGATATTGTACTTGCACCACTTACAAACACTAAATTCAACCGCTATAAATCAGAACTGAAGATAGTAGAAGCGGCAGCATACAAATTGCCTATATTAGTAAGCAAGGTAGAACCCTATACAAACCATCGCAGTAATTTAGGCGTTTTCTTTGTAGAAGGGAACGATTGGACAACACCACTTACTAAACTCATAGAGAGTGACAAGAGTAAAGACGTAGGTTTAATTAACCATGCATACTGTGATGTCTACCATAATATTGCAGCGATTAATCACACAAGGTTTGAAGTATTACAAAGTGTATGCAAATAACAAACGAAGATAATATGGAACTAATGTCAAGGTATCCTGATAATCATTTTGACCTTGCTATTGTGGACCCACCCTATGGAATAGGAATAAGTGGACAAAAAGAAGTTAAAAAGAAAAGAGTACAAAGAAATAGAAGCTCCGCACAAAACAGAAAACATCATAAAGAAAAAAAATGGGATAAAGAAATTCCAACAAAAGAATATTTTACAGAATTGCAAAGAGTTTCAAAAAATCAGATAATATGGGGTGCAAACTATTTTGTAAAACATCTAAACAAAGGAACAAAAGGCTGGATAATTTGGGATAAACAACAAAAGGGTTTATGGAGTTCTGATGCAGAAATTGCATATAGTAGCTTTAATAAACCTACAAGAATATTTTTACAAAATAGAATTATTTTACAACAAGAGGGTGGTACAATACATCCAACACAAAAACCAGTTAAATTATACAAATGGCTATTAAAGAACTATGCAAACGAAGGGGACAAAATACTTGATACTCACTTGGGTAGTGGCTCAATCGCAATAGCGTGTCATGACTTAAAATTTGATTTAACCGCTTGTGAATTAGATACGGATTATTATAATGCTGCAATGAAACGATTAACTGACCATCAAAAACAACTCACTATTTTTTAATGGACATTAATTATACAAGACCGAAGCTGACAAGTTATCAAACGGCTATCTTAGACAGTCCTGCACGTTATACAATTACGGCAGCATCTACTAAGACGGGTAAAACGGCTTCGCATATTATATGGTTATTTGAACAAGCACTACTACTAAAACCTAACCAAGCGGTATGGTGGGTTGCTCCTGTATACCAACAGGCTGAGATTGCATTTAGAAGGATGAAAAACCAGGTCAATATACCTGACTTCTTTAACTCAAACGAGAGTAAATTGGTACTGACTACACCGATAGGCTCACGAATAGAGTTTAAGTCAGCAGAGAAACCCGATAACCTTTATGGTGATGACGTATACGCTGCGGTATTTGATGAGGCGAGTAGAGCAAGAGAAGAGTCGTGGTATGCATTGCGTTCTACACTAACTGCAACCCAAGCGAAGTGTAAACTAATCGGAAACGTAAAAGGTAAAAAGAATTGGTTCTATAAGATAGGCGAACGAGCTAAGAGCGGTGACCCTAATATGGAATATTTTAAGATTACCGCATACGATGCAGTCAAAGAAGGCATACTACAAGCTGAGGAGGTTGAACAGGCAAAACGAGACTTACCCGAATATGTATTTAAAGAATTGTACTTGGCTGAACCTGCTGACGATAATTCTAACCCTTTTGGATATAGCAATATTGACAACTGCATAAACAACACCCTATCAGGAACGCCTGTGGCTTATGGTATTGACTTGGCTAAATATACTGACTGGACTGTGATAACGGGATTAAACGAGAATGGTGAGGTTTGCTACTTTGACAGATTCCAAAAAGATTGGTCTCAGACTTTAGCGACTGTGTCACGCATAGTAGGCAATACACCTGCATATGTGGATAGTACAGGAGTAGGTGACCCGATTGTAGAACAACTGCAAAGAAATCACCCAAGAATCAAAGGTTTCAAATTTACAAGTCAATCTAAACAACAACTCATAGAGGGCTTAGTAGTAGCAGTTCAACAAACGCAAATAAGATTCCCGAACGGGATAATAGAGGATGAAATGCGTAACTTTGAGTTCGAATACACCCGAACGGGAGTACGATATACTGCACCGCAAGGTCTTCACGATGATGCGGTAATGAGTTTAGCTTTAGCTTGGGATTGCAAACAACATAACAAGAAAGGAGTATTTTTTTATGCCTAAAACAACAATCGAATTTTCAGCAGACGAGGAGCATGATTTAGAAATGTGTTTAAATGGACACAAGTATTATTCAGTTGTACACGATATTTACAACTATCTAAGAACACATACAAAGTA